GCTCAAAGATTTGGTCAACGGGAAATAAGAGGCCGTTATGGGCAGATGCTACTACTGCCACCGGAACCTGGCCGGGCGCCGCATCCACTATGTGGTGACACCGGCTGGGAACCTGGCCCCGGTCTGTGCCGATGACCGGGAATGTAAACCAAAAGGCATCCCATGCTACGGATATAAGCCCAGGCTTCGACGATCGCCAAGGACGCGGGCGTTGAAGCGGAATCAAGGAGGAGAATGAAATGATCGATGACAAGACGGCCAAGATGGCCATAAATACGCTAAAAGCGTATTGCGACGGAAAGAGATGCGCGGATTGCGCCGTATCCAAGACGTGCGACCTGGCAGATGATGCTTTTCAGTATTTTGCTGAATACCCCCTTGTTGGTAAATTTGAAGATTTACAGAAGCCCCTCGAAAAGGCGCCGAAGTTCGACATCAGGCAGAAAGACAGTGCAGATTTTCGGAAGTACATCAATGAAATCTTTTTGCGGGAGGCGGAAAAATACGGGCTCCCGATGAACACGGCCAACTCGATAAAATGGACTGCGCGCGGGACCATCGTAGTCACGTTCGTCGACGATGACGACAAGATGAATTACATTGGCGTGGCGAAATGCCACTCGAACGACGCTTTCAATCCGGAAATAGGCATTAAACTGGCCGTCGAAAGAGCGGCCCAGGCGATGCATGCGCCGTTCGTTCCGGAAGAAAACGAAGCTTATTATTATGCTGATGATGAGAACTGCATATATAGCGCCATCAATCACAGTACAAACACAGATATTTTGAATATCGCAGTCGGTAACTGCTTCAGGAAACGTAAAGAGGCGCATGCCAATAAAGAATCCATCAGGAAACGCATTGAAAGAGCCACAGAACTTTTGAGGAAATGTAGGGATGATAATGCTGAAGATTCTTGAGTTATTTGGTGGAATTGGCAGCCCTCGGGTCGCACTGAGAAACTTAGGGGTTCCGGTTAAATCAATCGACTATGTCGAAATCGATGAAAAGGCTGTCAGGTCATACAATGCGATCTTTCGCGGTGACCTATCGTATAAAACACAAGACGTTAGGGGGTGGAACTTGAAGCCAGATATCTTGATCCACGGAAGCCCTTGCCAGGATTTCAGTATTGCAGGCAGGCAGCGCGGCGCGGATCCGAATAGCGGAACCCGCTCATCTCTCATGTGGGAAACCATTAGCATCGTTAGAAATATGGGACTATGGAAACCCCGAATCATCATATGGGAGAACGTAAAAAACGTAAGGAGCCGCTATATGGTGCATAACCATGAAAAGTACATGTCTGAATTGGACCAAATGGGGTATAAAAGCTCCTATGCTCTGCTGGATGCCCGGGATTTCGGGCTTCCACAAGCCAGGAAACGGGTTTTCACGGTGTCTATTTTGGGCGGCAAAGAATTTGATTTTACCCATCTGAAAAGAAAGCCAATGGCCAATATCAGGGGCTTTCTGGAAAGTGGCCCCGTTGATGATTATTACCGGGTTAAAGCTCCGTCAATGCTTAGGGCAATTGGGAAGACAGGAACTGTCAGAAGGCTTCCTATCATCCAAGATTACTGTTGGACGATTACAGAGCGCCCGGACAGAGCACCGGGATGCGGATGTCTGCCAATAGGAAACGGACATTATAGGTATCTGACCGAGCGTGAATGCTGGAGGCTTCAAGGTTACGGCGATATCGACTTTAATGCGGCCGCTCAGGTTAACAGCCGGAGAACCCTTTACCGTCAAGCAGGCAACAGTATCCCCGTACCGATTTTTGAAAGCCTTTTCACGAAAATGCTATAGGGAGGATTGAGAAAATGACTAATGATGTACAGCATCCGGACCACTACACGATGTGTGAAGTAGATTATTGGGCGCCGATAGCCTCGACGCCGAAGCGATAAGGAGGAACTAATATGACGATTACCATTGCAGGATTTTTTGTACTGGTTGGAATTGCGTTGGCCATTTATTTTATAGGCGGCGAACCGGACGCTCCCATTAAATTACGCGCCATACTTTCCGTGAGCTCTTTGGTGTTGTTCCTGGGGCTTTCCGCAGCAGTTGCCTTTGGGTATCCTCAATACAAAGTGTGGGAGCAGAGCAAGGCCGGTGAAGCAGCGCTTGCGAAAGCGACCCAGGATCGACAGATAAAGGTACAGGAAGCCGAAGCGGAACAGGAAGCCGCCAGCAAGCAAGCCGAGGCCAATAGGATTTTAGGTGAAAGTATCCGTCAGTATCCGGAATCGATGGAACAGAAATGGGTCGAAGCCATTGAAAAAACATCGAACCAGGTTATCTATTTGCCGACCGAAGCCTCCGTGCCAATTACAGAAAGTGCTCGCATGGCTCAAAAAGCCACGGCTGGGAAATAGGAGCGTGATAGGATGACGAAACGAACGGTATGGCTGGGGCTCATCATTTACGCCGTCGTATGCATGGCGGCCTTTGTGACGATGCTCGTCATGATCTTTAAATAGGGCGGTGAGGCTATGAAAAACTGGTACAAACCAGGCCCGGTCAAGGTGACGCGTGTGGAACCGGACCCGCGGCCAAAGAAAACGAAGCCTGCATGGCAGGAATACAACGATGTAATGGATTATCAAGCCCGGAACATCGAGAAAATCCGGCGGCGGTTAGAACACGCACGGAGGAAGTAGCATGGCAGGCGGCATCAAACTGAATAATTGATTCATCGCGGACAGGCCTGGCAGGCCTGTCTGCTGTTCACGTTTATGAAGGAGGTAACCATGTATCACAACGACTATACCGTATTAGTGAAGGAATATCTGAACCGCTATAATGAATTCAAGCAATATGTGGCGAACGTTGAGGCGGAAATTGAAGACTATAAAGAGATGCTGAAGCTTTCAGCCGTCCCTAAAGTCCCCAGCCTGTCGCCTGCTGGCGGTTGTGGCGGCGGAGATAGGACCAGCCCACAGGAACGGGCGTACTTTAAACAGGAGGACTTGGAAAAGCGTCTCGAAGACAGCTATCAGGACCTTCTGGAAGTGCTGCCGAAGGTCCGCAAGCTGGACCGGTCCCTGGATGCGCTGAAAGCGACGAATCCCGTTGACTATCGCATCATCCACGCCCGATATCGACGGCTCGTCCTGGGAAAGCACGGCCCGTTATGCCGGTGCCAGCGTGACCTACTGCCGAACGGAAGCCAAGAAGGCACTGCGGCGGCTGACCGGGGCCATGTTCGGCGAAGAATCCATCCCGATGCAGATGAGTCTGGTATTCATTGACGGCAGCGAAGCAAAAGGAGACAATCATGAGGGAGATTGTGGATAACTTTTTTTTTGTGTCGTTTTTTGACAGAATCGCGCAGAAAAAAATATATTTGAATACGGAAAAAGTTGGTCGGACGTGGTACGATAATAGCGTGAGAGTTGGGGATGACGCGAGGGGCTCGTGTCACGCACCAGTCCATTAGCTGCCCTTGCGCATCCCACACACTGTCACCAGATACGCGCCTCCTTTCTTTTAAGGTTGCGGTACATGGATAGTCGTGGCGCCACTACCCATGTACTGCTATACGGCGGAGTAGCTCAATGGTAGAGCCAAGGGGCCTCCTATGTTGCTGGTTCGAGCCCAGCCTCCGCCCTCTCCTTTTTGGGACGTATCTATCATAGGGACGTAGCTCAATGGGCAGAGTAGTGGTCTCCAAAACCATTTGTTGAAGGTTCGAGTCCTTCCGTTCCTGCCAGCCATGGAAATGTGGCCAAGTTGGCTAAAGGCAGCTCCCCGCTAAGGAGCCGGACGAGGCGGTCTCGTCCCGATGGTTCGAATCCATCCATTTCCGCCAAAATAAAAAAACTCTCCTTACGTTAGTAAGGAGAGTTTGCTGAACAGGTTGCGACCCTATTCAGGCTTGTTAGTACGAGACTGTGAAATTTCAGTATCTTCCAAATCTTTAATGGGGATAGCCCATGCTTTCAACCCGTAGTTACGAGCGTACAAGATTTTCCCGGTACGTGGATCCTTGCGCCAGGAGCGGAAGATAACATTTGACTTATGTTTTTTGTCCACAGCTGCCACCTCTTTTCGTAAAGAATTGAGGCGGGGCGCCCCGCACGAATATATTATACCATATGTTATAGCTACGAAAAAAGGCCCTAGATATATCTAGGGCCTTTTCCGTGGGACAGGCGGACGATAGAATTAATAATTGTCCTTAGCTAAATGATTCGCGACGTCATTTAGGCATGTTCTGTGAACCAAACATAAGTCAACTATAATATACATCAAATCAAGCAGTTAGTCAAATAATAAAAATGAATAAATATTTCAATGATTGAGCTAAATAAAACGATAATAAACATTAATAAACAGACAAACCATTGTTTATACATGTTTACCGAATAAAAATAAGGCTGGTGGTGATTATGTGAGCGATAAAAAGCGGGATAAAGCGTACAAGGATTACTGCAATGGCATGAAATACAGAGACATTGCGGTAAAATACGGCGTATCTTTATCTACGGTTAAAAGCTGGGCTACACGCCACTGGAAGGTTGCAGCCAAGGATAAAAAGTTGCAACCGCAACCGAAAAAAGTTGCAACCTTGCAACCTAAGAAAAAGTTAAAAGACAAGCTGCTGGAATCGGTCAACGACAATGAAGAACTGACTGAAAAAAGGCGGCTTTTTTGCTTATATTACGCTACCTCACACAATGCACTCCAGTCATATTTGAAAGCATATAAATGTACGAAGAAGGCGGCCCATACAAACGGGGCAAGACTGCTGGCAAATGCTAGCATACAAGATGAGGTGAAACGGCTGCGTCAAATCATGCAGTATCATCTGGACGTCGGCGTTTCCGACTTGGTGCAGTACTGCTTGAAGGTCGTCGGGGCAGACCTGGGCGATTATGTCACCTTTAACGGCTTTAACGTCAAGCTGGCGGATAGTAAAACCGTCGACACGTCCGTTGTGTCCGAGGTCAAGCAGGGGAAAGACGGCATCAGCATCAAAATGGAAGACAAGAAGTGGGCATGGGAGATGCTGGCCAAGTACCTGGGCTTCGATGCCATGGAAGAACTAAAGAAAGAAAAACTCAAGGCCGAGGTAGCCGAATTGCGCATGGATAACGATGAGGAGGATATTACCTTTGAATTCTCACGAGAACCGAAAACGGAAACGAAAAGTTAATATTGCCGATCTGATTGCCCCATCGTTCGATGAGGTCTTTTTTGACGTCGAACAGCACCTGCATACCTTTTATCTGCTGGCCGGGGGCCGTGGCAGTGCCAAGTCATCTTTTGTGGGCGGCATCCGCATCCCGCTGTCGATGATGGAAGACCCGGATATCCATGTCGTCGTCCTCCGTAAAGTCGGTAACACTATCAAGAACAGCGTCCTGCCTCAGATTGTCTGGGGGCTGGAACAGATGGGTATATTAGATAGGTTCCGCATCAAGATGTCGCCGCCGGAAATCACGTACAAGCCGACAGGACAGAAAATCTTATTCTTCGGCCTCGATGATCCGGCAAAAGTCAAATCCATCAAACTGCCCTTTGGCTATGTCGGCATCGTGTGGTTTGAAGAATTGGACCAGTTCAGCGGCATGGAAGAGATTCGTAACGTGCTGCAGTCTCTCCTGCGCGGTGTCCTATCAAGTGTTTGGAACGTATAACCCGCCGAAGAGCCGGAACAACTGGGTCAACGAGGAAATCCTTGTGGATGATCCAGACCGGCTGGTCCATCACTCGACCTATTTGACCGTACCGGAAGACTGGCTGGGGTCGCAGTTCCTGGCTGAAGCAGAAAAGCTCAAAGCCAAGAATGAAATGGCCTATCGTCATGAGTACTTGGGCGAAGTCACCGGCACCGGCGGTGCTGTCTTTGAGAACGTCGAAGACATGGCCATGAGTAACGAACTTGTCGGAAATTTTGACAGGTTGTACTATGGCCTGGACTTCGGTTTTGCTGTGGATCCACTGGCCTTTGTGGCGATGTACTACGACGCCAAGCATGAAGATTTGTATATTTTCGATGAGATTTACCAGCAAAAACTGACAAACCGGCAAGCGGCGGCACGGATCGGCGCAAGGTACAATGACTGCCGCATCATTGCCGATTCCTCGGAGCCTAAATCTATCGTCGAAATGCGCGGCCTGGGGCTGAATGTGGCCGGTGCACGTAAAGGGCCGGACAGCGTAGACCATGGTATGAAGTGGCTGCAAAATTTGGCTCATATCTATATCGACAAGCGGCGCTGCCCCAATACGTACCGCGAGTTTATCGGTTATGAGTACGAGCGCAACCGCGAAGGGCAGTTTATCAGTGCGTATCCAGATGTAGATAATCATGCGATTGACGCTGTACGGTATGGTATGGAACCGGTCATGTCGCGGAGACGGATCCGAACTTTGACATATCAAGGGTGGTGAGGTGCTTATGAATTTAGATGCGGCAAAAAAGCTGATAGAAAAATACACGGCTGGACATGCGGAGGTAGTAGAGCACATGGCAATAGCCGAGCGGTATTACCGTGGGGAAAACGACATTTTAAGTCATAAGCCGTCGTATCATCGCACAGTAGACAACGAGGGGCGCCCCTGTTTACCAGACCCGATGCGGCAGGCAGATAATCGTATTCCGCACCCGTTCCATCAGTTATTGGTAAATCAGAAAGCGGCGTATATGTTTACGACAACGCCGCAGTTTGATGTTAAAAATGATGCGGCGAATAAAATTATTGTTGATGCATTGGGCGACGGCTACGGCAAAAAAGCAAAAGATTTATGCGTGGCTGCCAGCAATGCCGGAATTGCCTGGGTGCATTACTGGGAAGCCGACGGGTTTAATTGGGGCGTCGTTCCGGCGGCCGAAGTCATTCCCGTTTGGTCTACAAAGCTGGATCATACGCTGCTGGCTGTGCTGCGGGCGTATAAGCACATCGATGACAATGGCGATACATGGGACGTATATGAGTATTGGAATGAGACGGAATGTCAGGCTTTCCGTAAGCAGGGGGATTTGGATACTTTGATGTATTGGCCATGTTTTGTCGGCGTTGCTGGGGCTAACGAAGGGGGCGATACATATTCCCATTCGTTTGGGCGCGTGCCTTTTATTCCGTTTCAAAACAATAACATCGCCCGCGGAGATCTGCCGCCTGTGAAACGGCTCATCGATACGTATGATAAAACATACAGCGGATTTATGAACGACCTTGAGGATATTCAAGAGGTCCTTTTTGTTTTAACGGGATATGGCGACGAAGATGCAGGAAAGTTTTTGCGGCAGATTAAGCGGTTCAAAATGGTGGCGCTGGACAATGGCGGCGTAGGAGATTCAGCAAGCTTATCGACTCTCACGATTGATATCCCTGTTGAAGCGCGGGAAAAAATGCTTGAAATCACCCGTAAGGCGATTTTTGACTTGGGGCAGGGCATTGACCCGCAGCAACAGGGTCTGGACGCGACAAGCGGCGAGGCAATGAAATTTTTGTATGCGCTGTTAGAGCTTAAAGCGGGGATGATGGAGACGGAGTTTCGATTGGGGTTTAACGAGCTCATACGAGCCATTTTACAGTGTCATCGTTTGGCAGCCAACAACATTATCCAGACTTGGACGCGGACATCTATCCGCAATGATGCCGAATTGGTTGATATGTGCAGTAAGTCCGAGGGGATTATATCCCGCAAGACAATCCTGAAAAATCACCCCTTCGTCGAAAACGTCGAAGACGAGGAAACGGAATTAGATGCAGAAGAACAAAAACGGCAGGAGCAAGCGGATATTTACAATGATGGCGACAGTGGAGGAGGTGAAGACGATGTATAAATGGCTTAAAGCGTATGTAAAAGAATTTGGTAAAGATTTTCCCTTTTCGGCAGTTGCCGACAGAAACGAATATGAAATCTGCCGTATAATCCAGTATTGCGTAGAGCATACTACCGAGTATAGTGATGCGGTAGCGGCCAAGGCATTAGTAGGAACGGAAAAAGTGGGCGAGACTAAAATTTGATAGGAGAGGTGATTAGGATGTCATATGAACCGAAAATATGGAAGACAGGAGATATTATTGAGGCAGAAGCCTTAAATCACATGGAAAACGGTATCGCTGCTGTAGAAAAGCAGCAGGGACCGGCCGGGCCTGCCGGTGCAGACGGGCAGGACGGCGCCGCTGCGGAAATTACAGAGGTAACGGCGACGGTAGATGCTAACACCGGAACACCATCCGTGACAGTCACGCCGGGCGGCACGGCTCAGGCAAGGACGTTTGCCTTCGCATTTAAAAATCTAAAAGGCGCGAAGGGGGATAAGGGTGATACGGGAGCCACTGGCGCAGACGGGCAGGACGGTGCAACGGGCCCTGCTGGCAAGAATGCGCCGACGATTACGGGCTGCACGATTAACGTTACCGGAACAGTTATTTCGGGCCAACTTACAATGTCAGAAGGCGAGCCCATCGCTATTACCGGAACGTATACGGCCGGCGCATAGCGGAGAGGGGGGAGAAAAACTATGACATTGGATGAACTAATTGTGGCATTGGAAATTGCAGAGGATAAAAAAGGGGAGGCCGGAAACATTGTTAAAAAATTTTTAGATGAGGCATATGTACCCAAGTCCCGGTATGATAACGTCGAGGAAGAAAAGAAGACATTGCAGGCGACGATTTCCGAGAGGGATAAGCAGCTGGTTGAGTTAAAGAAAAATGCCGGCGACAACGAAGACCTCAAGAAACAGATCAGGGACTTGCAGGACGCTAATAAAGCGGCCAAGACAGAATACGATGAGAAAATGAAAGATATGCGCCTTTCGACGGCTATTCAGATTGCCATCGCCGCCGATGCGCAGGACGTCGGTATTGTGTCGGGGTTGTTTGACAAATCTAAGCTGATTCTCGGCGACGACGGGAAGGTCACGGGCCTCGACGAGCAGCTTACGGCCTTGAAAAAGGATAAGCCTTTTCTGTTTAAGGACGGCAAGCCGAAGGGCAAAGGATATGAACCGAACGGCGGTGGTGGGCCGTTGGATAAGAATCCATTTGCGAAAGAAACCTTTAACCTGACGGAACAGGGAAAAATTTTACGTGAGAACCCGGA